CTTAACAACCCATCCTCAAAGCTAACTGATCTAACTTCCGTCTCGTCACTGAGGGTCCATGATCTAGTGAAAGATCTCTGAGCCACTCCTCTGTGGACATAATCTGTGTTGGTTTCTCCATCTTCCCTTTGTCCTTCGACAAAGAGTTTACCGTCTTGTGTGTAGACATTTACTTGCTTCTTTTTAAATCCTGCTAGTGCTAGTTCTAGTCTCGATTCTACGTTACTAACCGTGACTAGATTATATGGTGGATAATTGGAAGTTGTTTCGTGCAGGTCAAACAACCTACCAAAGTATTCATCCATACCAATACTGTTTTTATTTATACGGTCTAGCAATCCAGGCAGATCCGCAGCAGTATAACGTGCAAGGTTTCCCATTTGTACTTCTCCTTTTAAAGCGAGATTTGATTGTGTGGACCCCGAAGGCATCCTTGGCGTCAAAGGGGAGGTTAACCCCCCTATCCTCTGACATTACTAATTATACAACATATACAAAAAAACGGGGTGTGGAACCCCGTATAGTTTTTATTCGGTTATCAGACAGTTGTCCTTGCAACTTCATCAGCACGCATACGAATATCAGTATCCGCACTCTTCATATAAGCAAGATAATTATCAGAACTATAACCAATAGCATGATTATGAGTTTCAGGAAGTTTTGCTTTCATTACCTTTTCACAATACTCATTGTAAAGAGAAATAAATCGAGAGACATGAACTTCCGCACCCTTAAACTTACCATTACCAGCAGTAATAGATACTTGGGTAATTTCATTCAAAAAACCCATACTCTTATCGCTGCGTTCTTTAAAGGCATACTTCATCATGCCGTCAAAAGAATCACAGTTATTCAGTTCATCAATCTTATCAATAGCAGGTTTGAAAGTTTTTAAAAATACTGTACCAGCGAAAGTAGCGTTTCCACCAACTACATCTTCACAATTGTTTTTAGTGAAAGATGTGAGATACTTAGTACAAGCAGTATCATCATTTGCCCTTGCTTTAGCAATATAATTGTGAGAAGTAGTTTTAAACTTTGCTAAAGAGTTTGTCTCTGCAATACCAATCGAAAACTGATCAAGATAATTGTAGAGATTAACTGCGTCGGTTTCTTTAGCAAAGAAAGAGGATGTGAACTTATGCTCTTGATTTTGAGAAGTCCGATCTTGTGCATCAATCGTATGATCAAGAGATTCAATACGAATCATTTCATCAAGATTATTCGTGGAGTGAACAGTAAGTTCAATCGCAACAAAAACTTTACCATCACGACAGACGGCATATCTTTTAGTTACTCTGTGATTACCCTTAGTAACAACCACTACATATTCCCAATAATCACCTTTCCAAACTTTGCGTAGAAATCCAGATAAAATTCCAGCAGCTTTATGAGAAAAACCTGAACGCTTCTTCAGATTTTTTTTCACATTACCATAGTGAAGTTGTGCTGTGCGATTATATTTGGGATCGCTCCAACAACGATCAACTTCAACAAGAGCAACAAAAGTTTCTCCTGGTTGGGGGTTATACTTCTCCAAGTATTCGTCAAGAGTAAGTAGTCCTTTCGCTGGACTATCAATACATCCAAGAACCGATAGAAAAGATTTGTATTCTTCAGTATTTTTCGCCTCGTATTGTTTAACGAGATTAAGTAATGCCATGGTGTCTTCCTTTTGTATAAATGTAGGAATGTGAGTGTTTGTCTTGTCTCACAGAATTATTATAGCATAAAAAAAAGAGGGTGTCAAGCACCCTCTTGTAAGTTCCGACTTTTGAAGCGACCGCACGAAAGATCGCAAAGTTATTTATTCTGATGTCTCTTGGGGTTTGGTCTTCTTACCAATGTTATACTTTTGCTCCAAAATCCATTCCCCCTTATCTTTATATGCCAAGACTTTGATTTGATTGAGAGGAGCAATATCACTCACTCTCTCTTCATCAAGGACGGATACCAATCCCCAATCACAAAGCAAACGCACAATACGATTACGACGCTGAACATCATTTACCGTAAGATTTGCTCTTTTACCATCAAGAGCAAAGAGTTCTTTAAAATGAACAATATAATACTTACCCTGCTTATGAAGAATGTGGCAGGATTGATAGAGTTTTTTCTCCTTACGCGATGCGACACCAATACGGGTCAGAGTTTCACGCACCTTAAGGAAATCATCAGGTTCATTTAGAAAGACTTCTACCATTTGGTCCTGTGACCAATTGACCGTAGGTTCTACCGTAGTAGTCATTTTTTTCCTCCAATATCAAGTCGTTGTTTAATAAAGTTAATCTGTTCTTTTGTCAGGATCTTCAGAGCTTGTGATGCCTTTTCATTACTATAATCATAGTATTGCTTTACACATTCTAAGTCCGTGACTTTATCCTTACGGAGCCAGGGAGAAAATCTCTTCTTTTTCCTCAAAGTATTTAGATAAAATAAATATTGCATATCTTTATCTAAGTTGGGATACTTGTTCATCTCGTTAGCAAACATGACACAATCAAGGTGCCCAGACAAACAACGATTAACGATATATGGAGGGTAAGAGCCAATGTCTTCACTTAGATCTTCCTTTGTAAAGTTAATTGAGTTCAACCAATCTTTCAGTTCCATTATTTAAATACTGCCGTAACGCTAACAATTTTAGCACCAGGATTGCGATGAAGAGCAACCTTACGCGCATCTTGATAATCGGTAGCAACTACTTCTTCCGTAAAAGTAGTTCCTGCCTTATACAGTTTGACTTGACATTTCATAATTAAAAAGTAATAGTTCTTTTCTTGCTTTTTGTTCTCTCATATACTCACCAACTGACCTCATTGTGTAAGTCAAGTCAAACTCACCAGTTCTCCACATCTTAAATCTGTCCTTTACCAGTTGGTCAGAGTTGTAACTAATCAACTGAGGCATAAAGCATTCGTCACAATTTTTGGCAAACTTATCGTGGTCAAACCCTTTATGCATTGAACCTTTCTTACCATAAAGATTATCCTTGATATCATATGGTGGATCAAGATAAACAAAAGTATCCCATTCATTATCCATCAGATAATCATATGAATAATTAGTAATCTTCCAGTTAGAAATTAGTTGCGAATATCCTGGGAGTTTTTCAATTCCTCGCATTGAGAAGTTGGAGTCACTTGCTTGTTTACTGAAGGAGGACGATTCGGTGAGACCACTAAAAGAACACTTATTGACAATATAAAAACTGACAGCACGCCATAGAGCGTCATTATTTGATTCATCGTTTAGATACTCCTTTGATTCTAAAAATAGTCCTTTGGCAGAAGAAGGGTCAGGATATCTAGACTTGAGTTCTTGCAATTTAGTTTTCATCTCTGGTCCAAACATCTGGAGTTGCTGCCAGAAATTAACCAGAGGTTCATATAGGTCATTGACCCAGATGTCTAGATGTGGATACTTCTTGGTAATATGTATAGCAACACTACCACCACCTAGAAAGGGTTCTCTAAACTCCTTGTACTCACGAAGGTCAGGAAAGTAAGGATCCATCTTTGTGCAAGCACGGGACTTGCCGCCAGGATAACGAAGAGGAGTTTTTAGAGATTTCATAGACCACTAACTTTAACAAATACAGAAGTAAGTTTATCAATACTTTTAGACATCTGATTATAACCAGCACCAATATAAATTTGACCTGAAACCACTGCAACGGTTGCAGCACCCCAGAACCAATAATACCATTGAGTTTTAACTTGATGTTTTTTCATTTTTTTCATCATATGTAATAGTAATTTTTCTAGCAAAATTGCCCAAGTAATCTATTGTAGTAGAATATGTCACTTTACCATTTAGTAGTTTAGTTACATTATCAATTTGAGTTTGAGCAAATAATTTTTTTTCGCTTTCAGTCATTTTTACAGGATAAGTTTTTTACTAGGTTTCTCGATTGGCGAGAAAATACTTTCATATTTTTCAACTACATCCACATCACATTCTACCATATAAACAATAAATTTACGATCAACAGTAATTTCGGGTTTTTGTTTACTAATAACTGTTGCCCATGGTGCAAATCCAACACCTTGAGCATTAGGGATAACAACTAGACCGTTTTTTACGGTAATAGTATTTTCATCTTTAGAAAGAAGTTCAGCAATAACTTCTTCACCAGTTACGATACGCAGTAATTTTACATTCATTTGAATTCACACTCCACCATTAATTCGGTTAGACACGCAAGCATATTTATTTCCTGATCCGCCACGAACGCCACTTGATACTGGTACTTAGCAAGGACAAGCACAGCAGCAGGAATAGACCCAGGAACAAGGGACTCATATAGAGAGTCATAAATCCTACGAAGCAAAACAGTAGCGTCATTGTCAAGATTGTTGACGACCCATTTCCTAACTTCTTTAAAGTTTTTTTCTTTAAGGTGGTTAATAAGATCATTTACTTTTACATCACTAAAGGTTGCAAGAATACCAGAGTCAATTTTACCACTAGAAGAGTAACGTTGACACTCATTAAGCACTCTCCTCCAGTCAGGGAAATGCTTATTAATTAATTCTATCAGGACCTTGTTATCAGATTCAATATTTTCTGTAACCAGGATTTCTTGGAGGCGTTTGAAAAATTGTGCTGCGAGTTGTGGTCTGACTTTACTATTGGTGGAAAAGTCGATACAGGCACATCGACTGTGGAGGGGCTCGATGATTTTGTTTTTGAAGTTGCAGGTGAAGATAAATCTGCAGTTGCCACTAAACTCCTCAGTAAACGCCCGTAGGAGGAGTTGTACATCGTTCGTTGTGTTATCTGCCTCATCAATGATGATGACTTTGTGTTTTGCAGTTGAAGAAAGCGAGACGGTCGAAGCGAAATTTTTCGCAGTATTTCTGACGGTATCAAGGAATCGTCCCTCATCGGATCCATTGATGACATAAACATCTACTCCAAGTTCGTTACACAGTGCTTTTGCTACAGTTGTCTTACCACATCCTGCTGGACCAGCAAGCAACAAATTAGGCACTTCACCCTTATCTAGGAAATCTTGAAAAGTCTTCTTAATACTTGTTGGTAAAATACATTCTTCAATCGTTTTGGGTCGATATTTTTCAACCCACAAAAATTCATTACGCATAATCATTCTAAAGATCTTTTACAAGTTTTAATTATCTGACTAGTTGCACCCATTGCAACATACATGTAACTAGCAGCAGATTCAGGGATAGTATGTTCACCGCAGGTAAACACATCACATACTGCTGTTCCATTTTCTGGCCAAGTATGAATACTAATATGAGATTCAGCAAGAAGAGCAACAGCAGTTACACCGTGTGGAGAAAATTTATAAGATGAAATATCTAACAAAGTGCTTTCCGAAAGAGTAGCAGCATTTGTAAGAACATTACAGATATGTGCTTCATCATCTAAGAGACCATACTTACACCCTTTAAGGGTAAACAATATGTGTTTCATTCAGATGCTCTCCATTCCTTCCTCATTATAACATATTCTTTATCATAAGCAGCAAGGTCTCTTTTCACTTTAAAAATTTTTGCTGCTTTTGCTTTCGTACTTGTAAGGCAGTCGGACTCAATGGGTAGTATACTCCTACCTTTTCCATATTTTCGTCCAGAACTGTGATTGGCATACCGTCTGGCACG